TGAACACCTGATTTTGCCTCTACTTCTTTATAACCTTCTTTATAAAAAATATCTGCAATTTTTTTAGCATCTTCTAAAGCATTTGGTGTAAAAAAGTCATAATCAGGTATTTCAATATCTTTATTATAAAAACGATATTGTTCTGGTAAAATATTATTAACTGCTGTTCCGCCGTAACATAATATTTTATGAGTTCGTAAATAATGCTCTAAAATAAAAATAAGTTTTTGTATATCATCAGATTGTGCTATTTTTTTACCCATAATTTCTCCAGCATGATCGACCGCATCTCTTAAAATTTTTAATTCTTTTTCTTCAAAAGATTTATAGTCCATTTATACTTTATATTTTTATATAATATATAAAAATATAATATATAAAAAAAATAATTCAAAATATTATTAGTTAATTATTCTATTTGATTTTTTTCTATTAAGTCGTTATCTTTAATAACAAACGCTGAACCTTTTCCTCTATCTTTAAATAAAAATTTATTATAAGAAATAAGTTCTTGATCTACATTTTGAAATTTCATTGCTATAAATTGACAACCATTATTATATGCTTTTAACCAATCGTAATTTTCTATTTTATTATTCAAATCGGGTAATACTATATATAAATTTTTTCTAGTTTGTGCTTTTAATAATGAATTATTTTCACCTGCAGCCAATAATGTTTGATATCTCAACAATCCTAAATGTGGTCCACCCGATTGTAAATTAACATAATTATTTAATCTACTTTGTTGAACATTCTTATAATTCTTAGCATTTACCATTATAATATACTTTCCTTCTAATTTTTTCATACCAGACATTACCAATTTATTATCTTTTTCTAAGCATATATTAGTATTATTATCATTATTTTTAAATAAAATATTTTTTATATAATCACCTATCTTATCATATATGTCAATATTATCACTCATTATTCTAAAATGTAAAAATAATGGATCATTGACATTATCAATTTTATAAGAATCATTTTCAGAAATAATTACATTGAATACTTCAACTAAATTTATATAATTATAAGTTTCTTTAATTGAATTATTGTTAGCTGTTGATGCGGCAATAATTGGTTCATTATTATAAGAATATATTTCAAAATCTAAACAACGTGCACCTTGAAAAATACATTTTCTTAAAGCACATAAATCAACCCAATTATTTTTATAACCATCAACACAACAACAATTATAAGCTGTTTTAATATAATGATTTCTAAGTGTAACTATATCTTTGGGTTCACCTGAAATAGAAGTAGGATTTTTTGTAAAATCAGCTTTTGCTACACTTCTTAAAATATTACCTTCTTTATATACTTCATTTATTCTATTACAACTTTTTGATTTATTACTTAATGTTCCATAAATCCATGATAATAAAGCAAATAACATAAAAAAAATTATTACAAATGATATTAAAACAACATTATTTTCACTACCTATAAATTGATTAAATTTTTTACTAGTAACATCTTTAAGATTATTAAAATTGTCTCTAATTTTATCAGACATTTTAATTATTAATTAAATTATATATATATTATTATTTAATATAGATTTAATAAAAGAAAATAATAATATACATAAATTAAAATATTAAAATTATTATGAAGTAATATATTAATAGTATATTAATAATGGCAGGAGGATTATTAAATTTGATTGCAATAGGAAATCAAAATATTATTTTAACAGGAAATCCTACTAAAAGTTTTTTTAAATCTAAATATGTTAAATATACAAATTTTGGATTACAAAAATTTAGAGTAGATCAAACGGGTAATCAAGAGTTACAGATTTCTACTACATCTACATTTAGTTTTAAAATACCAAGATATGGTGATCTGTTAATGGATACATATTTAGCAATAACTTTACCAAATATATGGAGTCCAATTTATCATTATACTTCAGAAGATTTTAATGAAACTATAAATAGCGAATATAGACCTTATGAATTTCGGTGGATAAAAAATATAGGTAGTCAATTGATACAAGAAGTTCAATTTACATTTAATGGTCGTTTAATTCAAAAATATAGTGGTTCATATATTCAAAATGTAGTTGAAAGAGATTTTGATGCTAATAAAAAAGAATTATTTAATTTAATGTCTGGAAATACTAATTATTTAAATGATCCCGCTAATTATGCAAATAGAAATAATAATTATCCAAATGCATTTAATTACAAAAACACAATGGATCCAAGCGGAATAGAACCTTCAATAAGACAAACCCAATTATATATTCCAATAAATAGTTGGTATAGTATGGCTTCTACAATGGCATTACCATTAATATGTTTACAATATGATGTTTTAGAAATAAAATTTATTTTGAGACCTATTTCACAATTATTTACAATAAAAGATGTAATATATGATGTTAGTGCAAATTCAAAAAACATATATCCTTTAACTTATAATGAATTTCCTAGAATTTTTCCAGATACAAATATTTCACAATATCAATATTATAGATTTATCCAAGAACCACCAACAAGAGATATAAGTAGTGGTTTTGAGTATACAGATAAAATTATGAAATTTAATGGAAATATACATTTAATAACAACTCAATGTTTTTTAGGAGATGAAGAACGTAGATTATTTGCAAATAATAAACAAGAATATTTGATTAAATTAGTGTATGAAACAAAAAAAGAATTAAAGCAAAATAATGGAAAAATTACATTTGATACCAATGGTTTAGTTTCTAGTTGGATGTGGTATTTACAAAGAGATGATGCAAAAGAACGCAATGAATGGTCTAATTATACTAATTGGCCATATGAAAATAAAGAACCCAATAATTTACAATTATTGGATATAAATAATAATGGAACATCACAATTTATACATTATAATAGTCATATGAAAAACACAAGTGAATATAATTTAACAAGTAGATTAGTAGAAGAATTACAAGAAATATCAGATTTATCAAAAAATATTTATATTACAGGAAATGTACCAGATGATTTTAGTGAAAAAAATCATAAAAATATTTTAACAAAATTTGCAATAATTGTTGATGGTAAATATAGAGAAGATGACTATCCTAGCGAATTATATAGTCAAATAGAAAAATACAATACCTGTAATGGTTATAGTAAAGAAGGATTATATTGTTATAATTTTGCATTATCTACAGATCCATATAAATACCAACCAAATGGTGCATTTAATACAAATAAATTTAAAACAATAGAATTTGAATATAATATTGCTATAGATCCTCCATTAGAAAGAGACAAGGTAGATTTTAGAACAATTTGTGATCCAGAAACAGGAATAGTAATTGCTACTTCAAAAGATCCAGGTTCAATTTATAAATATAATTATGATTTATATATAATTGAAGAACGTTATAATATATTAAAATTTCAAAGTGGAACAGCAGATTTAGAATACAGTAGATAATTATTTAATTTTTATTTCTTTTTATTTCTTTTTATTTCTTTTTATTTTTCTATATAAAATTATAATATATTAAATTTTTATATTTTAATATATTATAAAATTATGGTTCATTTAAGTAGCCCAACAATGATAGCTATAATGGTTTTTTATTCATTATTAACATTTTTCATAGGTCCTTTAATAACACATATGTTTTTAGCTGAACATCCAGATCAATGTGTTGCTGGATTTTTATTAGGTTTTACAATAAGTGTTTTACTTTGGATGAAATATGGTCGTAAATATGCTAAAAAATAAATATAAATCTATAATTTTGTTTTTGGAACTTTGCGTGTTCCATAACCATTTTTAATACGTGATTTTTTTGCTAATTTTAATGCTTTAGAATTTGCACTACAACCTTCTTCTAAAATATTATAATCTACAGCAGCTGCTTTACCTCCACTTATTGATGATGCCAAACGTGCAATACCCCAACTATTTGCAGATTGATTTGGACGAGACCCAGATGAATAAAATGCTGCTTGTCCTTTTTTAACAATTTTATTTAAAGCTTTAATAGAACAACCAGTTTTTTTTGCTAAATTATTATTAACAACAATTTTATTAACTTTATATATTTTTTCAGCATTTACAAGATGTTGTGATTTTTTATTTTTAAATGATTTAAGAGATTTTCTATCTATGTAAATTCCTTTTTTATATGCAGCTCTAGATTTTTTTAGTTGTTTTTTTTGTTTTGCTTTATCTTTTTTGGATAGACGTTTTGGTAGATATTTAATAGGAACATTCATAATTAATATAATATAAAGTTTATTATATTAATAAAATATTTTAATAATGTAATATAAAATAAATTTATAAAAAATGAAAGAAAAAATATTAAGATTTGAGAGAGGTCCACCTGGAAAAAAGTATACAGCAATTATTCAAGATAAACAAACAAAAAAAATACGTAAACTTCATTTTGGTGCATCAGACTATGAACAATTTAAAGATCGTACTCCATTAAAATTGTATGCTCATAAAAATCATAATACACGTAAACGTATGCAAAATTATTTTTCAAGACATTCGGGAACAAAAAAACGTGGAGAAGCAATAGCATTGGAAAAGAAAAGATCCAAAGGTTATTATACTCCAAAAATATTAAGTCATTTATATTTATGGTGATTTTTTTTAAATGATATTAAATTCATTAAAATTAAATTTTTCTATTAATTTATTATATTCTATTTTTGTTTTTCTATAATTTATTGCTTTAGCTGTTAACCATTGATTATCTGGATAATCGTATAGTTTAAAACTATTATATAATTTTTCTGCTATTTTTCTCCATGACTCTAAATAAAATTTTCCACTACAAGTTGATAAAGATTTTTTTAATATTATTGCTGTTGTTGATATACATATATTTATTTGATTATTTTCATTTATTTCCATTAGTAATGCAAAATCAATACCACTTGATTCTTCTGAAATATAATTTTTCCAAGCATTTTGAATTTTTTTAGAAGCATCATTTCTAATATTATTTCTAATTTTAAGAATATATACACAAATTTCAGAAGGAAGCATTTCCCAAGACATTTTAATTTACTACTATAATTATTATAATTATTTTCAATATTAACTAAATTAAAGAATTAATATCAATTTTTTAGAGAAATCACAAAGTAAAGCTTTTTTATTTTTTACAATATTTATAAGGAGCACAAGATGCTCTCATAGTAAATCCTTTTATTTTTTTTAAGCAGCGTTTTTTTGTAAAGTGACGTGGAAGATTAAAAACTTTACCATCTTTTCTTTTACATTTTTTTGCTTTTTTTCCAGTTTTACAACAATCTCTCATTGATTTATATTTTAAAAATAAAAAAATATAAATCAAATTAATTATTTTCTTTTGCTTTTTTTAATCCTTTTGTTAATTGTGTTTGTGGTGCACTTTGAATTCCTGATGGAGGTGGTTCTTCTGGATTATCTGTTATACTTGCAAAGAAATAAAAAATTGTATATTTCTATATAAAATAAAACCATTCTACTAAAAAAGAAGCAAATGCTTTTGGATACTCTATTAACATATAAATTATCCACATTTATAATATAATTATATTTTAAATAATAATTATAACTTAAAAACCAATTGTTTCCTTTCTTTAAAAGTTTTTGCTTTAGTTCGTTGTCCTAAAAATTTAAAATATTTTTTTGTTAAATTATACCTTTCTCTCACAAACTTAGCTTTTCTATAACGAGTTTTTTTATGTTTTAACATTGCTTCCATTCTTACTTTCATAATCATACCAACTTGCCATATACGTTTATGTGGATATTTTTTTGTTTTATATAGTCTCTCTAATTTTTTTATAGTTTTTTTAATATCATCTACATTACTATATTTAATACTTATAGTATCACTTGGATCTTTATCAATATATACATCAAATGATTTTTTAGGATCATTTGGATTATAAAGGAATTGTTTCTTGTGGGTTGTCTTGACCATACCACCACAAATTTTCTTTGTTTTTCCTAATTTATATTTTTGATCCATATATTTCATATCTTTTGTTAAATTTTTGCAACCTTTTTTATCTTTATTTTTGCGATACATTCGTAAAATATTAAATCTTGCTTTTTTCATTTTAGCTGCTTCTCTCTTATTTTTAGA